TCTGGAGTCTATTATGGAGGCTATGTTAGCCACTGTGAACGTGCAGCGAAACAGGTTAAGCTAGAGGCATTGAGCGACCTGATTAAACGATATCCGAGGATACAATTTTGGCGATAACCTGGCACTTAACGAGAAATGAGGATGGCGGTTATGACCGCAAAAAATACCTCATGCCACCCATGGAGTTTGTGATCAGCAAAGTTCCAGACTCGACTCCATTCAAGATCTACATTGAGTCAATCGGTGATGACAATGATGTTACCGAGGATTTTGATGCTCTTCAGGAAGATGCCGAGTACTTTGTCGTTGAGTCTGCTGGTGCTGGTGCGGTAGCCCTGTATAAATTTGTTTTCAAGCCAATCCTGGCCCTGTTTACAGCAAAGGCACCATCTGCACCAATAGCCAGCAACAGCCAGGCAAGTAGCCCTAACAATAGCCTGACAGATCGCAACAACAAGCCTCGTCCATATGAGCGCACTTACGACATCTGCGGAACAGTTCAGAGTATCCCTAATGACCTGATGTCTACTTACAAGATATATGACGCTTCAGGTAACGTTATAGAGTACGGTTATTATGATGTTGGGCGTGGTGAGTTAGACACTCCGGCATCAGGTGTTACTGATGGTGATACTCTTCTCAGCCAGATAACAGGATCTTCAGCCGCTATTTATGGCCCATTTAGCAATCCTAACAGCTCTTCTCCAAGGGTTTTAATCGGCAATCCTATAAGTGAATCTTTGTACATCACAGCGACTTCTAATGAAGTTGACGGACAGACGCTAAGAGCGCAAAACGACCTTGCATCAAATGTTGGTGGCGTTGGTAGGGTAAGTATATCTGGCACAGTAGGGACAATAGCGGACTCATCTGGTGATTCTCAGTTTGATGAGTTCGTTTCCGCTGGAGATGTTGCAAGGTTGCAAAACATCTATGTTGATGGTCAGCCTGGCGGGACCATACAACTTGATGGGTACTACCCTGTCATTTCAGTAAGCTCAGTTGATATCAAGTTAGATGTAAGCAGCAACCTAGCGGTGTGGCAGAGGCTTGGATCTAATAACTTTCTGCTGGGTGAAGATCCTAACGCTCTTATTGGTCCGGCTGATACATACGGTAATAGCCTTACTAACTGGTTTACCATTAGTAAAATAAAATCTGAGAGAATAGTTGTAAACATTGGTGCATCAAATGGTATGTATAAGGATGATGGAGATGCAAAGAAAAGAACATCTGTAGTCGTTGAGGTTCAGTATCAGCTTCTCGATGATAACAACAACCCATACGGTGAAATCTTTACCTCAAGAGGAACTGTTTCAGGAAGGAGCGATGAATCAACCGGGGTTTCAATTTACGCAACTCTTCCTTCTCCCTCTTATGTTCGTGTTAGAGCAAGGAGAGTTACAAACAAAGATTTTGAGTTTAACGGCCAGGTTGTTGACGAGGTTCAGTTCAATAACCTATACGGTCAGATAAAAGATAATTCTCATGACTATGGAAACAGGACAACTATACACACAGCAAGGAAGCAAACGCCAAGAGCAACGGCGATAAAGTCACCTCAGTTAAGAATGATCGTGACTGAACGGGTTTACAAATATCTTGGAGGTGGGGTTTTTGAAAACTCTTTAAGCAACAATAACAGGGCGGTCCAGTCTCTGATCAGGCTGCTTAGAGATCCTGTTTGCGGGAATCTCAACCTGACAAACGAAAACATGGACAGTTTGCTCGCAGTACAGGATGAGATTGAATCTTACTTTGCTAACCCGGAAGCAGGTCAATTCTGTTATACCTTCGACTCATATGATCTTACCATGCAGGACATCATAAGCATTGTAGCTGATGCAATATTCTGCAAATCATACCGGGAAGGAAATGCGGTTCATCTTGATTTTGACAGGCCTCGCATCGGCCCTGAAATGGTGTTCACGCATCGTAGCAAGGCAACAGGAGAGAAGTGGACCCGCAGCTTTAACACCAAGGATAAATTCGACTCATTGAAGTTCAGTTATATAGATCCGACTACAAATATCAAAGAAACTATAACGATACCTGCCAGTGGCGGAGTCAAAACAGAGACATACGACTCAAAGGGAATTCGTAACTATCGACAGGCATACTGGGCCGCTTATCGTCGCTACCAGAGGAATCTGCTTAACCGGGTTGCTGTTGAATTCACCGCGATGGAAGAGGGTATTTTCGCGAGGCCAGGAAGAGCTATCAGCGTGGTTAAGGGTTCGCGCGTGTCTCCTTTCGACGGTTACGTTGTAGCTGTTGACGGACTTACTTTGGTACTTTCTCAAAATGTCGAGTTTACTGATGGTGATGATCACTCTCTCATATTGAAGAAAAGAGACGGCTCTGTCCAAAGCGTCGGTGTTGTACGTGGTCACAACGACAGAACTGTCATCATGACATCCGCTCCACAGGAAGCCATCTATACTGGCAATAGCGCACTGAAAACAGAATTTTCTTTCGGCAATGAACAAAGGCATAATGCACAGATGGTGATTGTTTCTACCGTCGAGCCAGGAAATGACAGAACAGTTAAAATCACTGGTTATAACTACACAGATGACTACTATGCATATGATGGAGTTTCTCCATTTGGTCGCGGGTTCTCAGATGGATTTAGCAATGGTTTCTTATAAGAGGGTTTATTATGTCCAGTGGATGCGGTGACGTTCTGTCACTTGAAGACTTAAAGACAGCAAAGAAGCACCAAACTTTTGAGGCGGAAGTTATCACTGGCAAGGCTGGTGGTATCGCTTCAGGTGCTGACATTGACTATGCAACCAATCAGGCCACAGGCCAAGTGCAGAAAACCCTGCCTGCAGTTCTTAGGGACTCTGGCTATCGCCCGGCATCATTTACGTTTGATACTGGTGGCACTTTGTCGCCTACTGATGCTGCTCTGGTCGTTTTGTGGCCCAAGCCTGCTGGGGATGGTAATTACTATTCATGGAGGGGATCATTGCCGAAAGTAGTACCAGCAAACTCAACCCCATCATCTACTGGCGGCGTTTATCCATCTGGGAGTTGGTTCCTGGAGACAGATAGCAGCCTGAGAGAGGAACTTGCTGAGCCAGATGGGGCTAAGCTATCACTTTCACAGATAGCCACATCATATAGATTAAACTTTTCAGATGGCGCAGTATGGTCATCAGGCCAGACATCATCCCCGTCTAAATGGTGGCTTTATGAAAACAGGGTTTACAAGTCATTTGGTGAATCTGTACTTTCAGCATCTCCAAACTTTGATGACTTTTATCTTGTTTCTCCTGACGGTAGCTTTACCTCTGATAGCTTTGGAATGTCTGCCTCAGCAACTTCTGCGTCAAAGCTCTCAAAAATTTCAGCACTACTGTTAGCTAACAAAAGTAAGCTGGACATCGTAGCTGATGTTTTAATTTCTTTAGAAGCAGATTTTGAATGGGAATTTGATTATTACGTTGCTTCAGGTGTTGTTGTTACTGTTCAGAGTTCAAACGCATCAGCAAGAAACATCATCATGAAGAAATCCAATTACAAAATTAAAAATCTGTCTTTAGGTGATTTGGTAAATGTATGTATCGACTCAACATCAGCAAAACTTTCTAATATTGTTGTAGAGGGTGTTAATTTTAGTTCTGGTTACCTTTACACTACAGGCGCTAACCGAGGTAAGAAGTTAAGGATTATTGATTGCGTTTTCTCTAACGCAACAGGTTCTGTTTCAAACCTTATCTCATTTAAAGATTGGTCTTATGTTACGATTGATAATTGTAGGGGTTATAATGCATCCAATGCGGCTGTATTTATTTCTCCTGCATATTCATATACATGTTATAAGGTAAGGTTAATCAATAATGTATTCACGTCTTGTTCATTGTTTGGGGTAGCTGTTGCGGGCGCTGCTGAAATAGGTTGCGTTAACGATCTTACAATTAAAGACAACACTATCCAATGCAAATCAACAACAGGAACGCGAACCCTTGTTCTGCAATGGGTTAGTGGCGCAGTTATAACTGGTAATAATTTCTCTGGTGGTATAATTGTTGCAGCAGGTGCGTGCCATGATACTTTATTTGACGGTAACTCATCATTGGCTACTTCATCGCCTGCATACAGGAAACAAAACTGTTCAGGATGGCGTTTTACCAACAACAGATCTTATGTTGTAAGCTCAGCTCAATATCATTTGACTTCTGAGTTAGATACATCAATCGCTCAGAAAGGTCGAGCTGGAAAAAGTTTTTATGATGGTAACACCTATTATAATGGCACAAGGGGAATCGCTGTATTATCTGGCATAAATAACACTATAGGATATGAGTCATTCATAACACCAGATGCGGATAACAGTGTGGGTCGCGTTTATTTGGCAAACACATCTTTTGGTAACTCTGTAGAAGGTGACCAGAGAATCATAGCACCAACTGGTGCAGTTGCTATCAGTAACAATAGTGCATCAAGCGTTGTAGATGGCAATGCTGTAATATCATCTTCAGCAAGCACAATAACGGCCATTGTAAATGGTTCGGTTGTGAGTTCTTTGCACGGTAAAACATACCACTTTACTGTTGACATAAATAACAACCTAAACAACTTCTGGAGCGCGTGCGATGGTCTTGGGACTAAGAAGGCAGTAAGCAACTGGGCTTCAGGAGTTCCTAGTGCCAAGCTTGCAATAAATGCATCGCCATTCGGTGCAAGCGGGAGAATGCAGGATAGCTTTGCTAATGGTTCACCAATACCTTACACAACACTTTCAGATCTTACGGGTGTATATGCAGGTTGTGTAATTCATCGTGATGGATACATGCATTGCAGGTACATGCCACAAAATCAACTTGAGCTTAACGAGTTCCTTTTGCCACAGATGCATGATTACGTATGGCAAAGTGCATTTTTCAATATTCCTCTTGTTATAAATGGCGTGGTCAGTACATTCGCACACGATAATACGGCTAATCCCAGGACTGCAATTGGACAGAGTGCTTCAGGGATTTTTCATGTCGTTGTTGTGGATGGCAGAAACGCAGACTCAGCTGGATGCACGACAACAGAACTGGCTAACTATATGCTTTCTCAGGGTTGTGTTACAGCATTTAACCTTGATGGTGGAGGATCATCTACAATTTGGTACAACGGCACTGTTATTAATGTACCATCTGACGGATCTGAGAGACTAGTTGGACAGGCATGGGTCTTCAGGTGATAAAAAACCCCGCTTAGGCGGGGTTTCTTTTACGGCACAAGAGTAAGCCTTGTCACTACAAAAACTTCTTCATCAGAGTCCATGCTAAACTGAGTTCCGCGTGAAATGAATAGCACTTTGCTGGCTACATGCTTAACTTCTTTGATTATTGATGCCTCGCCATCTTCAAAATCCAGAAGCATGTAATCTCTCAGATCTGAAGCTTTGCACTGCCTGCGTTTAGCAATGTTCATATATTCCAACCTCATCAATGATGCGTCTCTGACGGCACTTATCGTCTGTGAATACGCGGCTAACTCTTACCATTTTGTTACCGCTTGATATGGCATGGTTGGCTGCTCGGTTAAGAATGTCCTGTGCTCTTGCTGGTGTGACTTCTGGATCTAACTCCAGGTTAGTTCTGGTGATTTTCATAGTGCCGTCCAGATTAAAGTTGCGATAAATGCAGTCCATACCAGGGCGCATAAGATGAATACTTTAGCCCATACTGTCATTTGGTTAGCTCCAGCCCGGGGATTTTTCCTGCTGCGATGGCGTCTACGGTCTTTTCTGCCACAGGTCTTGTGAAAACACCAAGTGAAATAAGTGCATCGATAGCCTCTCCACGCTTGCGATCTGCTTCGGTGCGGATGGGGCGGAAGCATTTAGCGATACCAACGCCACCGACTGACCCGGCACTATCTACGAAGGCTGCCAACTCAACACCGCGATCATCCGTGAAGCACGCATATATCTTCACCTTCGTTCCTTCTGGATGGCTGATCTTTATGTACTTATCACTTGCTGCGATCTCGCACTCAGCACCCACAGGCGGCAGCCCCTCACCATTCCACACTGGCTGCTGTGCTGCGATGGCGGCTTCGTATTGTTCTCGGGTGAGAATTTCCCCTGTTTCTTCAGATTCAATATATTGATCACAGTTTGAATCAGTACCGTAAGAAACCTTGAAATCTGAAATAAACTTTTCTGCAACATTGCAGTCAGGGAAAACTCTAAATATTGCCAACCAACCACCACGCTTCGGCAACTCCTTAACCGGCAATTCTAAAAGTGTCATTTCCCATGCTCCATTTGCAAAAGTTCATCTAAATTTACCGGGAACTGTTTTTCACCAGCTTTAAGGCGCCACATATAGCCGCAGGCTAATGGAATTACATCCCAAATCTTACCTGCAAACTTGATCTTGTTCGGTAGTTTCATTTTTGGGCCTCATGAATCATCTGCCAGCGTTTCATTGCATACTCCCACTTTGATGCCTGGCTGATTTTCTGGCCTCTCAGGTTATTCACAAGCAGGCATGCGTTGTTTCGGTTTGCGATGTGTTGTTGTCTGGTCATCGTTGTGGTCTCTCTGGTGCGCCACTGTAGCGGCACGGGTTGATTATGAGTAGAGGCCGTAGATAATAAGACAAATCCCCAAAACCTCTAGCAGACTTAAAAAACCCATCAATACAGGCTCACCCCACGTACTATCTAAGATAAAATCTAGAATTTTTCCCATCGATATAAATCCTCTTCCTGGCCGCCCCTGCCGCCTTGAAACTAAATCTACACCCCTTTAAGTCAGGTTGCAATCTTTTTGTTTACGAATTTACGAAGTCGTGTGTTAGCTGCAAACCTGGCGGCACCTGTTTTCTGGTACTCAACATCATGCAAATGCTCCTCCTGCACGTATGCCTTTGCGTAGGCCATAGCAACCTGTGCGCGCATACATGGTGCCAGCATTGACAGTTGAGAATCAATCCACTGCGCATCATCTGCGCAGTATTTGTATGGCATAGCGCCTGTTATTTTCGGTTTACCGTATGCCATTCCCGCACCGCCTCAATTGCACCAACAGCACCAAGGGCCACGCACGCAAACGCGCCGTAAACATGAGATGATGAAAGATAGGCAACTTGCCTC